GTAAATATGAAAAATGTCTTACAGGCGCAAGCCTTTTTGCGCATCTTTTCGCATTGTAATCTTAACCAAATACGTAAAGTGTTGTAGTTATGAAAGTTAGAGACGGAAAAGTTTTGGTCAATTTCTGGCTAAACCAGGAAGACTTTGAAGCGGCAGAGAAACTGCGGGAGGTTCTGCACCTGCGCCGCAGCGACTTTTGGCGGTTCCTCCTGAAAGGGATGCGGCTGAAGATGGGTAAGCTTGGCCTGTGATGCTGCCGCTACTGGTCCACACGCCTGAAGCCCTGCTTCCACAGCACCTTCGCAATCGCTGTTGCTGCTGGATAAACGTCCTCTTCGGGCTTGTCTGGAAACACCTCGTGCAGACATTCGTGTATCAGTGTGTCCAGATAGTCGAACGGGCACTGGCGCGGATCCACCTCTATCACGCCGTCGCCGTAGCTCAACCCAACTGCGCCTTCGCGGCCCAGCTTCCGTTCTACGACTCGGATTCTTTTTCTCACCACACGTCCTCCGGGCAGTGTTCCGCTTCTCTACAGAGCCTGCGACAGCACTGCTTGCTGATGTTGCACGCCTCGAAGGCTTCGTTGTAGTTGCTGCACTTTTTGCACAGCACCATGCGCACTGCAAACCGCTCCAGAGTGTGTCCCTGCGCAGGCTCGCTGTTCACCTCGTGCCGCCACAGGTTCTGCACCCGCACACGCCTGCCTGTGACTCTGAACATCATACCAGCGGCACCTCCACCCAGAACTGGTCTGTTAGCAGCGGCGTGTAGGTGATTTCATTCGAAGCCGCATTGATTCGTGGGCCAGATGCAATGCGTGCGTCGAAGGGCAGTGGAGGGTTAGCCCTGAGCCACGTCCCGCACGGCACAGTCTCACACGTCACTGTCTCTGTTGCTATGGCGTCCCAGCACCAGAAGCTGGTCCCGCCGTCATCCGTCCAAACGCTGGTGAAGCCGCTGCTGTTGTCGCAGTACTCCTCCGAGCCAGGAGCCCGCTTGCTGCCCTTGCGCTCGGTGTAGGTTGTGCGGCTGACTCTGGCTATGAAGCCACCAAAGTTGTTTTCCATCAGCTCTTTCACACCGTCAGGCAGGCAGTATTCCCACGCCGTGTCCCAGTAGATGCGATGCATGACCCTATCCTCTTCGCAATGGATGCCATCTGGGCTGTAGTTGGACTCGATGCTGCGCCGCACCTGCTTGGCTCCATCCAGCCAGCCGTAGCTGCCGAACAGCGTGTCAGGAGCAGGCCCGGTCACGTTGTCGAGCATACCGTTTGTGTAGGTCAGGTTTACGTCAGCGGTGTAGTTGTCATACTGGTATTGCAGCTTAGTCGGCACCGGAAGCCGCGCTTTTGTGAGCAGGTTGAGCATGCGCGAATGCCGGTTGAAAGTGTCTGCATAGATGTTCGTGTTTGGCATTGGACCGAAACCCTCTGGAACATCGTCTCGTGCTGCGTCTCCTATGAATCCAGTCCATCTGGTTCCGTTTGCTTCGTATTGCAGGTTTTCCCATGAATAATCGTATAGTGTTCCGTAGTCGCTGAAGCCGACCGGGTTGTTTTCGCAGACATGTTGCAGGCTCAGTGCCTCATCCATCCACCCTTCACATCCAGCCCGCAAATACAGGTCCAGTTTCTGGTGTTCGTCCACGGTCATGCGCGTGTCCCAGCTCTGGACCGTGTCGTTGCCGTCGTCGTATGGCTCGTTCTGGAGCGCGACTAGGAACACGGTAGGATAGCATGCTCCATAAACGTCAGTCGGTGCCGTGTAGCCGCCGTAGTCACCCAGCGATGCCAGCGGGCACTGCCAGTGACCATTGTTTAGATGCACATGGTATGACCGAAGAGCATTGTCAATCGTCCTGTAGCCGTTCAGCCCTGTCAGTTCGTCCTCTAGGTCTGTGACTGTGCTTGGCTTGGTTCCGCCCAAGTCCCACGTCGGCGCGGTAGCTGACCAGCTGCTAGGTGCGTCCTCGTGCGTCTGGAACCTGCCACTGAAGGTGATTTTGACGATGTCCGCGTCCCAGTCATGCACCACCGCAGATTCAACCTCAACCGGCGGCTCGTAGACGCGGCAGCTCTTTCTGAATCTGGTGCCGTCCACCATGTAGCGCGTGTCGTGGTTCGCGCCTTCCACGTATCTGTATCCGGTCGGCGCTTCTGGTGCATAGAGTGCGGACTGGGCGCGTGGATTGCCTTTTGTCGTTGCTCCAGTGGCAGAATCCACGGTCACCGTGTAGTTGTAGCTGACAAATCCCACGAGCGCCGCTGGAAAGTCGTTGCTCTTGAAATGGCACCGGTCGCTGAACGCCCAGTAATCGGAATACGCGCTGGGTTTATAGATGCTGCTCTCGCTCGGGTCGTAGTGCTTAGGTTCAACGAAGGAACACCAGCGGTTCGTCCATCCGTTTTTCAGCGCACTGCTTCTGATGCCGTCGTAGACATAGACTGACGCCGTTCCGTCTGATGTGTAGGTCTTTGCCGCTCCAGCTGTGAATGTTGCTCCGTCGCCGTAGTTGCCGCCGCCGTATTGGACGCTGCCTGTGCCTTTGACGATGTATGTCTCGCCTGGTTGTAGGCTTCCACTTGCAATGGCATCAGGCGGTGGAGCGATTCCTGCCAATAAATCAACCCTGCTGTTTTTGAGTCCATAGGCATAGCGTTTGTAGTAGAGAATGGATTTGCCGTCTGCCACCTCGTAGGCGACGAAATTGCGCCGTGGCAGGATGTGCAGGCATTTGTTCGTGAGCCGCCTAGCCACGTCATAGAGCGGGTTACGGTTCACCTCTGGGCCGCTACTGATAGGCCAGCTACCGACGATGCAGCCGTAGCGCATAAAGTTGTCACCGATGGCTTTGCTGGTCTCGACGTCAATGCCGCGGCCATCCACCTGCCGCCCGTTGCCAGCCGCAGCTAGCCGCAGAATCATTGCCGCGTCCCAGTGGTCAGGTTTCCGGTCCTCCAGCTCTGCGAACTCGCACCGTATTTCTCCATCTGCGGAAGAAAACCGCACCTGATTGCCGATGCGCACCTTCAGTTCAGACCGTTGCGCTGCGTTGCTAAACCAGAACAGAGCAGAAGCGTTGCCGTCGTCGTCAGGTGTAAGGCTGGTGCTGTAAAGCTGGGTCGCACCGTCCAGAACCTGAACAGTCGCCGCTGTCTCCAGTTCCTTGGCCTTTACGAAAACGGCGGCGGCAACAAAGCCGTCTGCGATTGCGTATGAGGTTCCGCCTGTTACCCACCTTGCTTCTGTGCCGGATTCGTGCTGTATGGCTCCGGTGATGCGGCAGCTTGGATACTGCACGTCAATCGCGGTCTGGTCAGGACTGAGTGTGCCGCGTGCAGGAGCAAGCGCGTATTGGCGGGTAAAGAACCTTTGTGCGTCAAAGGCTATGGACTGGATTTTGAATGTGTCTTTGATTCTCTGGTATGTGCTGCCACGGAAGTCAGAAGCCATCGCAGCGACGATGCGGTTTAAGTGGTCTCCGCCTGTGTGAACTAGGTCGCCGTATCCTTCATACGGTCCCTCAATCCAATCCTGCAACGGGAATACATCTGTTGAATAATCAGCGCAGTCTGTTGAGTTGCTGACATACACAATATATGACATGCCGCCCTTAACTATGCCCTGTATGTGCCCATCGCCGTGCGTCTCTGAACCGCATGGACAGCCGCCAGCGTATGTGATGACCGGGTAGCCGTCGCCGTCGTAGCTTAATGTTCCGCTGTGGCTTGGAATATCCACATCCGTGCGTAGTCCTGTAAATTTTCTTCGGTAGTTGATAACTCCATAGCCTATGTCAGGCGTGATGCCGTCGCTGTCGCCGCAGTATGTTGTGGTTCCAGTGTAGGTGTAGGTGGTTTGTATCTGTTCCGGTGTTGGAAGGTAGCCGCCATACGACTTGCCGTGCGGACTCCAATAGTGACTGGATATCCGCATCCACGCCTGCGCCGCATCTCCGGCAGGCCAAGCAGTCACTCCTGCGTCGGCGTCAATGCCGCCTCGCTGATACTTGCTCAGCTCCCAGTATTGTTCCAGCGTCTGCGGCGGCTGCAGGTTCCAGAGCAGCGGAAGTTCGTTATATCTATCTTCCTCCTCTACTGTAACAACTGGACTTCCTTTGACCAGCGCCATGCCTGTGCAGGCTAGGTTCGCACCCTCGTTGTCACCGGCGTCTGCTGTAGGGAATATCAGGTCGGTTTTTTCCGGGTCCACGGCACCGTAGATGTCCCAGTATTCCAGTTGCGATGGAAACAGGTAGCCGCTTGCGTCAGGGTTGCGCATCTGACGCCACAGGTTGACCAAGTAGTAGCTGACGCGCCAGGCCCAGTCACCGATTCCGCTCAGCATCCTGTCATTGACGGCAGCGGCCTGCGCCGCCATATCCGACGACGTAGGCCGCTCACCAACCTCAACAACAGGTGCTCGCGTGAAGGTAATCACGAATTAAGGCTCACATGCTACGATTTCGAGACGGATTCCGCTTACGCTCGGTTTCACGCTCAGGTATTTGCCGCCGTCCATCTTGAACGGCCCGGCAACTTCACCGACGCCGATGTTGATATGCTCAGTGGTTCCAGCATCGAACGAGACCACCCAGGTGCCGGTTGTGTCTTCTACGTTGCGCAGCAGCACCCAGTGGTCAGATGATACGTCAATAGAGCCGATACCGATTGTGGGCGAGCCTACAGCAGTCAGCGTGACAAAGCTGGTGCCGGTGCTGACGTAGATGCTCTGGTGCATCTCGTCTCCGGTCATGTCACCCAGAGCAAAGCTGCTGGTTGCGTTCTGAACGGTGGTGCCGCTTTTGCTGGCGGCGAGTTTTGCGGTTAGTGTCAGTGCCATATTTTCTCCTGTTGTTGTTGGTGTTTACGCCCAGCGTGCGTCTCCTGAGCCGCCGCCGGTAGATTTTGCTGATGGTCTGCGCGTGACGCCGCGAGTGGTGCGGCTTGTGAATACGCCCACGCCTCTGGATGGCTGCTGCTGTTGCAACTGCCGCTCCAGCTTCTTAATCTTTGCAACTAAGTGTTTAATCATGTCGCCTCCTCATATAAAAAGGTGCTGTAGCTGTCGGCGTGCCAGTATTCCTGCGTGATTTGCCACTTGTCCGTTCCGTATTGGTCCACGGTAGGCGTGCGCTTCAACCAGTAGCCATCTGGAAGGCTGAACTTAATGGTTCCAGGTATGTTTTCCGCAGACTGAAGCGCGGCAGTTGAGTAAACCTTTCCAACGTTGGTCAGCACAGGCTGAATCGTGCTGTTGGATGTGATGACGACTGTGTGCCGCAACACGAACTGCGACACGGTGTAAGCCTCAACACCCTTTGCCAGTTCGTCGTAAAGGCTGTCAGCAAGCTGGACTGAACCTGCCGGAAGCGGAGCGAGCAGGTCAGCCGCCGTGGTTCCGTCGCCGCGCAATGCTGCTTCGATTGCGGCCTTAAAGTTCACCTTTTCCGAAGGCTCCCAGGTTTCCTGTTCAGATGTCACGCTCGGATGCTCAAATATGGACTTTTCCAAGTCGTTGCCGATAAGGCTCCACTCATCAGACAGCGGCACAGCCGGGTCTTGCGTTTCGGCAGCGCCATACGTTACTTCTAGGCTGCCATATCCTCCCTGCTGGTCTGGAACATAGCGCACACTGTATCCGTTGCTGATTGCGTTTGCGCTGAGTGTTTCAAGTTCCGCCGGTGTGCCGGTGTAGACCACAACCTGCTGGTATCCAGTGCGCGGATTCCATGTGTAACCTCTAGCTTCGCCTGTGACTGTTGTGCCGTAAAATTCCATGTTACAGTTCCTCGTTCATAGCTGCCGCTGTTCGCGATGTATTGCTTGCTATCTGCTGGAGTAGGTTCACCTTCTGCCGCTCAATTTGAGATGTGCCGCCTCTGAATAAGCCGATGCGCGCCAGTGCGTCAGCTGCTGTTCCTCTGCCCGCCGATGATGAAGGCATTCCAGTTTTTGCCACGTTGCTCCAGTAATCGCCGCCATCCATGTCTCCTGTTGTGTATCTGTTCGCGGTGGCACCGGTGCTTTCATCACCACCTCCAAGCCTTCCCGTCAACATGCCTCCTATAGACATTGTAAGCGCCCTGCTTGCGCTTGGTGACAATCCCGCCTTTGCGACTATTCGCGCAACCTGCGCATGATAAAACGCCGTTACTAAACCTTCGCCAATTCCCATCAGATTACTGACTGACTTGCCGCGAATCTCTCTTAGAAACTTGCCCAGCCTTGTCTCCGCCTCTTCGATTCCGCGAATAACATCCTCGCGCACAGCAACGCCCAGATTCTTTGCCTCTGCGACGTTTGCAGCAAAACCGTTGGCCATCGCTGTCAGTGTTGGAACGGCGGACCTGCCCATTACTATCAGCGCGTCACCTAGCATCTGCTGCCTATTCTCAGACTCGCCTATGTGGTTTGCAATTCGCATGAAAACGTCTTCGATGCGGAGAGTTTTTATTTCGGCAAACGACACGCCCAGCCTCTCAAAAGTCTTTGCCATGTTCCCGCCCTCGCCGCCTTCAATGGCCGTCTTGACCGCCTTTGACAGGGCCAAAATGTTCTTCTCTATATCTTCCATAGAACCGCCCGCTGCGCTTATTGCATATTCCCATTCCTGGAGCGCGTCGGTGCTAATTCCAAGCGCATCAGACATGTGTGTCAGGTTAGACGCGAAATCCACAACCCTCCTGACTGAGTGGATGCCAAAGCTTATCCCTATTGCGGCAGCGAATGTGCGCACAGCACCGCCAATCTTGTTCAGCCGCGCCATCGTCCTGTCAGCAGCTGCGCCGAACTTGGAGTCATTGCCGCTAATCTCAATATCAAGTCGCTGTTTCGCCATGCTGCTTCCTCTTGTAAAACTCCATTATTTCCTGTTCCTGCGGAGACGCAAACCGTAGGCCACCTTCCTGCGCCCAGTAGCCGCAGACCTCCCACAGCGCCTGTGTCAGCGGCAGCTCCATAGCCTCCTGCATCGTCACGCCGATGCGGCTTGTGAGTGTGCCGACGAGTGTCCTCAGTGCATCTCCATCACCGGGCTGTGCGTTCTGTTTTCGGTCAGACGGCACAAACACGGTCGGTCCCTGCCAGCTGCGCCTGACATAGTTCAGCAGCACCTGCACGTTGCGCTCTTGGGCTAGGAGCAGCTTCAGACCCAACCACGAAATCTGAAGCTGCCCCACCCTCGACTCGATGCGCTTGGCGGCGCGGGTCTGAGTGCGACTAAACACAAACACGGCAACAGCAGCCTGCCCAAGTGTAACAGAGTAGGGCAGTGCGGTAGGTGCGGCTAGAGGACTGCCTAGCCGCCGCAGCAGAAGCGCATGTCCAACCTGCATCGGCAGCAGTGTGGTGCCTGCAATGCGTGTGCGGTCAGGAAATATGGCTTCTGCGTAATCCATTATTAGCTCACGGCGGTCGTCAGTGTGGTGGCGTCAGAGCCTGATGCTGTATAGCGGACAAGGTTGAGGCTGACCGTGGCGAAACCGTCGCTAGTTTCTGAAGCGGTAAAGCCGCCGTCATAAATCCAGTCTCCGTTTGCTTCGCTGTTGCGGTCGCTGGCAATCGTCACCTTGATGCGGGCACCAGGCGAAACCAGAGCAGCAGCAGCGTTGGCTACTGTGTGCGTGGTTTTCGACACAGCGAGAGCAGAAACGCGGCAGCTATACATCTCGCGCCCGTTCGCAGCACCGATGACTTCGCCGGTGGTAGGGTTAATCAAGTCCTGCTTGATGGCGTGGTCATGCGTGACCTCCATGCTGGTTATGAGCAGCTCGCAGGTCGCGCTTAACCCGCTCCAGCTGATTGTGCCATAGGTGTGCGGTACGCCCGCTGTTCCATAGTTCGTGTATGCCATGTTTATTTCTCCTGTTTGTTGTTGAGTTTCTCCAAAACCGCCTCCAGTGCATCCGGTATGCCATTTTTATTCGCATCCACCATACCCTGAAGGTATCCGTGCCGCCGGAACATGTAGATTGCACCGCCTCCGACGCAGACGAGAATCAGCACCAGCGTTTCATTCCCGGCTAGCATCTGCGCTCCGAATATCAGTGCCGCACCCGCAGCACCCGTCCAGACCTGAACAGTGGTCCCGGTAAATGCTCTGATGGCAGGATGGAACATGGCTAGAGCTGCCAGCAGCAGGCCAAACCCTAGCAGCTTGATAGAACCGTAACTGCGCAACTTAGCTTCCAGCTTTGCCACACTCGCCCAGTCGTCCCTAGCTCTATCATGCTGCGCTGTTCCCATGCTTGTTCTGATACTCTCGGTGACTCTGGTGCCATCTATGGTCCGCTCGTAAACCTGCTCGCTAGGAGTCTCCTGATTCTCGCCTTGTTCAAAGTTTAGCGTCGGCACTTCACCTACAGGCACGAGCTGTGGTGCATCTGGAGTCTGAACCAGTGCCATCTGTTGCAACTTCGCAGTGTAGCTGCTGCCCTTCTGCGGAGCTGGTGGCAGCATCTTGCAGCCGCTAGCCAGTAACAGCAGGCACGCAAACACAATGGCCCAACCTAGAAATTCTACGACGCGGTGGAATGATTTCATGATTTCGGTTTGTTTTCGGTTAGTTTCTGCCAGCCCTTGAGACCTAGAACAGACGCCACAAGATACACCTGCTCAATAGGAATCGCTGCCACGGCTCCGGTTTTGACAGTCACATAAACCAACTGGAACAGGACTGCTGCCACGACTGCCAGCATAGCAACTCTAGTGCTGCTGGTTGTATCTGATTTGCTGCTTAATACGCTCATATCAATATGCTCCTATGGTTACTGTTTCGGCTCTGATGGTTCCTGCCCCAGATGCAGCCGGTGCCTCGGTCTGTGTGCTGCTGTTCGTCACCGACTCTGCGCTGATGGTTGCCACGTCATTGCCTGCCGCATCCTCCAGTCCGTCGCCGGGATTCGTGTAGCTCACGGTCACAGTCTCGCCTGAGTAAACAGTCGGCACAGTGTAAACCAGACTGGTGGTGCCGCTTCCGCTGCTGTAAGTCGCAGTCTGTGCCCCGCCACCGTCCACACTGATTGTCATGCCACCGCTGCCACCTGAGCCGACGACTGTTGCCTCTCCAAAAACAACGGTCAGTGTGGTTCCGTCAGTTGCGACTGAAGCAGAGCTGAATGCTGGCGGCGTGGTGTCTGTTCCGCTATACTCATACGCCCCAATATCCCACGTTCCATCACTGCCTCTGGTTGCCCCGAGCAGGTCTGTGCTGTATGTGGCTCCAAGGTCTGCGCCAAGGTCTTTTGCCGACGATGACGCACCGATTGTGTAGTCTCCGCCAGCATAGTTTACGAACGGGTCAGATGCAGAACCCACGCCGTTAGATTCAGACGTTGTTCCGTCATAGAGATTGTAGTCGTGCGAGAGGTTTGTTGCCTCGTAGTCTAAGGTCACAGCGTAAAATATGTTGTTGGTAAAAGAGCTGGAATTAAAGTTAGCATTCGCACCGACAATACCGTAGCTCATATTCACGATGGTGTTGTTGTGAAACTCGACCTCCACATAGCCTGTGTCATATTTCTGAAGGTCTGCCTCAAAAGCCCTGGCAGTGGTGCCTCCGTCATGAAACACATTGCCGTAAACCTGGCATCCAGTCCGCACACCTTCCGCTGGACCAGCGTGATAAACCCCTTCTGCGTTATAGTTGGATATGTCGTTATAGCGCACAACTAGGTTGTCGCATGTCTCGCCCTGTGCGTATATTACGTTCGTGTGGTATGCCACATTACTAGACCTCGCATCCTTCAGAACGCAGTATTCTATGGTAACATTAGAGTGCTGAAATACGTATATCAGTGTGGAAAAGCCGTGGATTTTGCAGTGCGAAATAAGCAGGTTATCGGAGCTTGCTCCAGGCGTTAAGTCCATCCCACGCACACCGCTTGTGTAGTTATAGTCAGAAGTTGTATCTGCTGGTCCGTCCAGCTCGATATATTTAATCTCCCAGTAATCGCACGCGAATCCCCAAAATACACCGCCGCTGTTTGCGCCCTCCGCGCAATTAACCTTGATTCCGTATTCAGTCTGACCGTCGATTGTGATGTAGTCGCGGCTTGCGTCTGGGTATATGACGTTCGCTGCTCCAGTGTCTATTGTTACCTGCCCATCGTATCCTGCGCTCCATCCAGTTGCCGATGTTGCGGCGCTGTCGGACGCGGTGGCACGTTTCAGTGTTATCGGGTTGCCGCTGGTTCCACTGCCCTTAATGACAACTGACTGAGTGTATGTTCCGGCAGCTATCCAAAGCGTGTCGCCTGCTCCAAGCTGTCCAGCCGAAGCGCCCCACACCACATCTGAAAAGCCATTAAATGCGTTGTCCCAGTCTGAACCATCTTCAGCACCGTATGAACCGCCGTTTGGGCGAACAAACAAGTCCTCAGCCGATGCGCTAAAGCAGATGCAGGCTGCAACAAATGTTCTAGTCAGACAATTCAGCATAAGTGCGAGTGCCTCCAGAGTTATAAACCCATGCCTTTTCTTCGGTTGTGAGTTTCCGGTTGAATAAACCGACAAAGTCAATTTCCATATTTTTTCCGACTGTCGCTGTGCCGCCGCCGAAATACAACGCCGTGCCGGGGGATGTGAACGTCTCGCTTTGCGTTGCAAGGTCAGTGTTGTTTATCCACATATTGTGGTCTCCTGCTGAATTGTCATATTCCAAAACCACAGTATACCACGTTCCTACACTGGGTATCGTTGTCGATTGTATTTCCGACGCATCCGCTATCCTGCCACGTATGCCGTTTGATGTTATGTAGCGCACCGCAACTCCACCGGTGCTACTTGACAAGGCATAGTCCCCCGATGCTACTCCGGTGTAACTTCTGAACCTAACCACCATGGTTGCGTCAGTTGATGAGTCAGGCAACCAGACTCCTGCGCCAATAATTCCAGCTATCGTCCACAGCTTGTCTCCAGTTGCAGCAGCAATTCCGCGACTTGGCGAGGTGTCGTATGTTGGAGAATTAACCTCCGTGAGGTCGTGGGTCGAGTGCGAGTCTGTTGCATCAGCGAAGTCATACCACGCAATAAGCGACGCTTTGCTAAGGCCTCCACCGCCAACCTCATCATTCACAGTGCCGCCCAGAAACACCGGGTCAGCCAGGTCCAGCACTCCAACTTGTGCCTGAACCTGAACCAGACCGAGTAACAGAACTAGCAGCAGTCGTTTCATGGAATCACTTCAAGGTGCGCTTCAACCTCGGTTTTCGTAGCATCGTCCGCAGATTCATATTTCTCCAAGAGTTCAGCCTGAATCAGCCGCTTCTCTTGAGCCACGATGGCGTTGAGTTTAGCTGTGAATAGTGCCTGAACATATTGCAGCGCCGTCATCTGTGGCACTGTGGCAACGTCCACATCAGGATTCTCGGCAACGGCTTTAGCAACAGCTTCAGCATTCATTCTGGTAACGACGCGCTGCACAGCTTTGAGCTGGACCGGCGTGTAGCTGAGGGTAGCGTCAGCAGCAGTTGCGGTTACAGTGAAGGCTGCGAGAGCCACGATAAGTGCTAGTGTCTTTTTCATATAGTCTTTCATTCAAACCAAGCGCCACCAATGAAACAGTTAGTGGTCGCAGTTCCGGTGTTAAACAAGCTGATAACAGCGTGGTTAGTTACTGTGATGCTGAACGACTCAGCTCCAGATGCTTTGTATTCAGGCACAGCCGTAATCGTGCGAGCGGTGCCGTCAGCTCTCACCTCAATCTGCGCCCTTGCTCCTGATGTAAGATTGCTGGCGATGATGTAGCAGTCACCCGTCAGCTCGATGATGCCGTAGGTGTTGGTGCTCGCCATGTTCACGACTAGGTTGGTGCCATCCAGGCTCAGCGTGTTGAACGGCGTCAGCACCCGGCCTATGTTAAGCGTGGTCATGGTCACGTCATCGTCAAACGCAACGCCGCCACTGTTGCTGTATCGCACCTGCCCGACTGCAATACCGAGCAGGCCCAGAGTTAAGAGTGTTGCAAGAGTCTTTTTCATATTAGCCACCCACTTCGGTCAATGTAATGGTCGCGACCCAGCGCGTGTTATCACCCGTTCCGCCGGTGCAGGATATATCCAGTGCCTCGTTTGTGTCGTCGGCAGATACCGTCACATCCCACGTTGCATCATCCTCAGCCAGCACTGTCTTAGTCACGCTGCCAACTAAGGTGGTGTTTGATGCGCCGTCGCGTTTAATCAGACCTTCAAACTTATAATACCCCGACTGCTCTACGCCTGCCCCTGCATCCGTCGTGCGCCCGACCACTGAAACGGTGAAGCCCCAGCTTGTGTTTGCTGGCAGGACTAAACGCGCACTAGAGCCGCCCAAAAACAGGTCGGCAGGAGTCGTGCCGCTGGTTGTGTTGCGAGCGACTAAGCGTGAGCCTTGGGCATCGCCGTTTGCTGCGAAACGACCGGAGGCGTATGCGTGTTGACCGTAGAGGTATGCGTTGGCGTATCGCCCTGCGAATACCGAACCGTAGGCTCCAGGGGCGGATGAAGATGCCCCGCCGACAACAGCGGAGCCATAACCTGTTGCAGTGGAAGACGAACCTCCAATCGCCACAGAAAAAGTACCTCCGGAGGTTAAACTTGTGCCACCTATTGCAACCGAATATTGTCCACTAGCTGTAGCGTAGGAGCCACCAATGGCAACGCCCCTAGAGGCAGATGCCGAGGGTGCTTGCCCTCCGATTGCGACCGAGAGGTCGCCGGATGCCGTCCGGCTGGCGTCTGGGTACGTGCTGACTGTTACTGCATATTGCCCACGCGCAGTAGTCGGAACTGTGCCTCCGAAAACCTCAAACGCACCCAATCCAGTCGTGCGCATGCGCAGAGTTTGGTCATCCGCACCTGTGCCTGCTGTTTCTAGAGCAATGGTTCCGGTCCCGGAGCCGTCGTGGCTGAGGCTGATTCTGGAGTAATTGGAGGCGTCTGTGTAGGTGCCGTAAATCCTCGAGGTCTGGGCATTTGTGCCGTTGCGTTGAGCTAAGGTTCCGGCGGAGTCATAGGTTATTACCGTTGGGTTGTTAAGGCTGTCTACAATGCTGAAACCCAATGGCCCATAGTATGCGGAGCTTCCACCAGTAGACTGGTATACTTTCACATATGGAGTGTTTCCGCTTTCGATATGCACCCGGCCCGACCCCGCTTTTCCATCCACAGAGAACTTTTTGAAGCCCGAGGAATAAACCGACAATATATCACCGGTGATGCTGCTATTAACATTAATCCCCGCCATATTCGTAATCGTTCCCGTGCCGTTGCCATCGAGTGTGCCAGGAATTGTGACGGTGCCATCTGGATAGATGCTGAGCTTGTTTGTGTTGCTGCCGACGTCTGCGTTTGGACCATAGACAAATCGCAGCTCCGAGCCGTTCGCATTCGTGCTCGTGAGTTTGGCCAGCGTCCACTTGTCAGTGATTGCAGAGCCGTCCTCCGCAACCTCGGTAAAGTCCAATGCAGAACTAAATCCGCCTTCAGGTCCGCCTACGAGTGCCATATTGCCCTCTGTGCCGTTAACGACCAGGCCGTACGGAGCAGGTGACAGCACAGTTGCAGCTGCCAGAGCGCGGTTGGTGGTGCTGATTAATGCGCCACCGAATGCCTCTGTATTGTTTGCTGTGATGTTGTTGCTGACGCTGAGGCTTGGCATCCACCACTTGCCGTTTGTGTCAAAGTTGCCGAGTGTGGTTGAGCCAGCATCCACGTCGGTGTTTGCGTATTTTCGGAACACCATCTTGTTATCGTCTGAACCTAAGCCGTAAACGGTTGTGCCTGTCGTTGCGCCACGGTCACGAAATGCCATGACTGCGTTTTGGCCCTGCTGAACTGATGCGCCAGACGGCTGCACCCGATACACCTGCTGAGTGGCCACCGTAAGAGGGTCGGTCATGTCGCCGTAAAACATCTCCAAATAGCCGCCGTCCGCGTTTTTGCCTTTGGACCAGACCCACTTGTCAACGAGGCTGGTTCCAGTCGGGTCAACCTCCACATGCTCAAACACGGTGCTGTGACCGCCCTCGCTGGTTCCGACTAAAGCCATGGTGCCGTCTGTTCCTGCAACTGTTAAACCCACAGGGTAGTTGCCGACCCAGTTTGTGTTGAGAGTCCAGTTCGTCGTGACAATGGACACGCCTGACAGCTGTCCGGTGTCGTGGTCGGTAATGTTCGTGCTGATGAGCAGGTAGCCGCTGCTGATGTAGTCCGCATTCAGCAGCTGCCCGGTTCCGGCCAGGTCGTTTGTGCCGGTCAGGTCGGAGCCGCCGCCAGGTGGAATGTATGTGATACCATCGCTGGTCAGCGTCCCTATTTCATGGCTGCCACTGCCTGATGGCACACTGATTTTGATTTTGTCGTAGCCGCCGATTCTGACCTGATACAAGCCTTCGACCAGCGACACAGACAGCACGCCGTCAGTTGCAGTCGTGCGCACAGGTCTGCCGGTTGTAATGAGCGCGTCACCAGTTTGCAGTGGCGTGGTAAGCGGCCAAAACTCAACGCGCACAGTTGTCGCGTCGCCATTCGCGTCCTGAATTGTGCCGGTAACAGTTGCAGCGTTTGCAACAGTTGCAACGACAGACAAAATCAAGGTCAGTAGTAATCTCATTTCAATTTCTCCAGCTTCTCCAGTTCATGCTTCAGCGGGCACTGCCCAGCATGTGCCTTGTCACATTTCGAGTGTGCTCTATTCACCATGTCAGCCAGCGCGTCCTCTCTCTTGATGCGCTTAAGCCGCACATAAATTGTCTGTGCCGTCATCACGATTGCCAGCACGAGCGCCACAAACTGCGCGATTTGATACGCCTCTTCGATAGTCGGAATGTAGGTGAATCCAACCAGACTCCACGCGCTTGCGACTTTTGCTCCGTCTATCATCCGGTTATCCATGTCTGAAATGTTAGCTGCCTTTCGTACAGCCCGTCAGTCTGCAACAGTTGCTCTCCAGCTAGCTGGAAAAAGCTGCAAGCGGCGGTCGAGTCGTATGACTCCATTGCGGTTTTGACTTCGCGCACAACCCGTTCCGGGTCGAGGTTCAGACCTGCGTCCGTGTAGCGGTTCACTTCGTCATTGAAGCTGCACAGCACTACGACCGAAGCTGTTCCGAGTGAAATTCCGTTGCCGGTCGCCTGAGCTGAAAGATTGTCAGGCTGGCGTATAACGATGACTGCGCCGGTGCTGCGCCTGGCGTTGCCTGCTGCGTCGTTCTGCTCTCCATCATCCAGCAGCACAGAAACACCGTCGATGTAATCAACTGCGCTGATTAAGTCGTATGCTTTGGCTTGGATGTGGTTGTAGTCGAGCATGGCTTAACTCAGTCTAAGTCCAGATTTTGCAGCAGCCTTTCGTTCGCGGTCGATGACGTACTCCATAATGTCTTTCGTCACAGTCTTGAGTGCGGCAACAACACCGCGCATTGCCAGCTTGCTGTTGATGCTGTTCTTGGCCATCTCAGCCATCTTAGCGCCACCAGCCCAGCTGAAGCGGATGTAACGTGGAGACCTTCCGAAGACGGTGAAAACCTCAGACAGCAGCGCACCGTATTTGTTTTTTGCAACGCGACCGTAGCTGATTTCTTTTCGCGGATACTTGGCACCCAAAGCCGTAAATCCTCGCGCCTTTTCACGCGCACCAAGTTCGCGCCGAACGGCTTCCTGCCACCAGTTCAGTTTCTTGCCCTTGACGGTCTTGGTTCTGCCGTGTTTCTTGCCGACCTTGAAAACTGTTTTGCGCGATGCAACGTCTGTTGCAATCTGCATTTTCTCCATCACACCCTGCCGCACCTTGAGTCCGCCACCGCTCTTGAGCCTGTTCATGTTGCTCTCCCTGATGCTCCCAGACTTCGGCATAATTGCCTTGAAGTTCTTATGCAGCTCAATACCCAGCTTCGCGCCCTGCTTTGCCAGCACCTGGTCCAGCGACTTGCCAGACGCCGCCTTATACCGCCGGATTGCGGCATTGAGCTGGTTTACGTTGGTGTGTATGCTGACCATTTACTGTTTCTCGTTAACTTCGCAAATCATCTTCCAGAACACGGCATCGCGCCGAACTGCGCGTATCGTGTGAATGAGTCCGATTGAGTCTGTGAAATACTCTCCAACTCTCGGCGCACCATAAACGTCCCGCTTCTGAACCCAGACCTCGCTTGCTTCACTCTGAATCAGGTCCAGCTCCGCACGCTGCACGATTTCAGGTGGCACGGTGCGGTCCACGATGGCGGTGACAGTACCGCCACGGAACACCACCTGCTCCCCGTTAAACCCGAGGAGCGCGGTGGTTCCGAGTGCGAGTATGTCGGACGCGATGCTCACTATTTCTTAGCTTTCGCCTCAGCTTTTTGCGTCTTAAGTTCGCCTTTGAGCATTAAGACGGCGCTTTTAGTGAACTTGGCACCTCGGTCAGTCGTGAACAGCGCGAGACTCTGGCCAGCTTTTTCACCCTTGCGGAACTCCAGCAGCATGTCCGCATACGGTCCCATAGCCAGCGCCTTGCGTGAATTCGGTCCCGTGATTTCGTCGATAAATCCTCGTCTCATAGTAGTTGTAAGGGAAAGGCGGGCGGCAGCTATTTCACCACCGCCCGCCTATTGTTCAGGTTTAGGCAGTGATGAGGACTTCAGCCTGCGTGGTGTCGCCAGCGACGGCACCAAACATCACGTCATACGCAGCCCACCAGACGCGACCGGCGGTGTTGTACCAAGTGGCCGTCTGCACCGTAATCCCCTGCGGCAACGTCACAGAGCCGATGCTCTCAAACTGACCGGAAGGAAGTTCGATGCTGCGACCGGAGGCAAGGACGATGGCGTCAGGTCCGCAGACGAAGCCGCACGTATTGGCGGTGGCGTCCGTCCATCGGTTCTGCTCAGCGATGACGTCAAAGCCGTAAGCACCTTGTTCGCCCAACCGGAAGCTGTCTCGGTCAGTTGGAAGCAGATATGCAAGGTGTCCGCCGTCCAACAGCAGAACCTTTCGCCCATAGTTCTTAGCAGCAGCCAGAATTGGAGGCAGGTCAGCGCTGTCGAAGTTAGCAGCCGCGCCAACAGTGATAGCGGTGCCGTAGGTTCCAGTAACCATAACAGCGGTGATGGCGTCGCTGATTTTGTCAGCGAGGTTGTTCGCATTAATCTGCGCGAGGTGAGCCAGGCGACTGCCTTGGTTCAGCTCGGAGTTCAGCAAGTGGAACGAGTTCGACAGCTGGTTCACAGTCACGGTCGAGACGGCAAGCGTGCTGTCGCCACTCTCGAAGTTCGTGGCGTTGCTCTGGCTGGTCGAGCCGACAGTAGCCTTGCGCACGTCAACGCTGGCGCGAGGTTTCATCGGGTCCACACCAAAGTCACGCGTGAACACATTCAGCGGCGCCAGCTTGTTGTGAGCCACAACAATCAGACCGTCCGCCATGTAGTCATTCACGAGACCAGCAGCAATCGTGTTGGCGTTCTTCGGGTTGAAGGTCGTCAGCACGTTCTGCAACGTGTCGTGGTTCTGCATGCGGAACTTGTTGCGGTCGGCACCAGGCTCCATCGAGTTATACTTCTCAATG